GTGGAGATAGCAGTTCTTGGGGTGCTAACGCTGATAATAAAAATGTTGCTGGTCAAACAGTTAATCTTGCTGACAGTACAAGTAATGAATGGTATTTAACTGGAGTTCAGTTTGAGGCAGGCTCGCAAGCCAGCGATTTTGAGTTCTTGCCACATGATATTAATTTAAAAAGATGTTTAAGATATTATTATCAAGATACAGCATTTTTAGATATTACTGTAGTTAGAGTTAGTGATAGCTCACGAGGTGTGCACAAAACATTACCAGTTCCAATGAGAGCAACGCCAACATTTACAGCTACAAGTACCAATGAAATTGGTAATACCAGCATGAATAATAGTTCAAATACATCTGTTCGTTTTTCTATGTCTGGAAGTGCAGATAATCATCCGAGATATGCAGCATACAATTTTAGTGCGGAGTTATAATTATGGAATTTATTACATCAGTAGAAAAAATATATAATTCAGAAGACAATCAATTTTGTTGTTACAAAAGAATAAAGAATGATATTGTATCTTTAGTTCCGCTAGATGAAGCAAATATAGATTATCAAGAAATTCAAGAATGGGCCAAGATAGAAGGCAATAACATTATCGATCCAGGAGCGTAACCATGTTTTTTGGTGGAACTCCTTTTGCAGTAACCACATTCGGTGGTAACACAGTACCTCAAAATGCTGTAGTCAATGTTACAGGTAATAGATTTAATATTGCAGTTGGTAACGTAGTTGTAAATGCAGACGCAGCTATCAATGTAACAGGCAACAGGATTAACATAGGTAATAGCAGTGTAACTGTTGTAGGTAATGCAATTGTTAATGTTACTGGAAACAGATTAAATATTAACATTGGTAATGTAACTGTAACTGGAAATGCAGACGTTGATGTTACAGGTAATAGAAGTAATATTTCTACAGGAACTGTAACAATTATTGCAGATGCAAACGTATCACCTACAGGAAGTAGAGTAAATTTATCAACAGGTCAGGTATCTATAAGAGCGTGGGCTGATGTAAATACAGGTGCTTCACAAACATGGACACCAATAACAACAGGGGCAACAGGAACTTGGGTTGAAATAGATCCTTTACCAGTGCCACCAAAACCTTGATTCTGTTGAAAATTAATATAATATGTAATATAAGGAGAATAATATGGCATCAAGTACATCAAGTGACCTAAAACTAGAACTCATAACAACAGGTGAAAAGTCTGGTACATGGGGCTCAATTACAAATACAAATCTACAGATATTAGAACAAGCAGCATCAGGATATTTATCTTTAGCAGTTGGATCTGGAGATGTAGCTTTAGCTCTAACTAACTTTTCAACATCTAACGGTAAGAATTTATATTATAAATTAACTGGTACTTTAACAGCTAATAGAACAGTTACCATGCCAGATTCCGCTGAGAGAGTATTTATCATAGAAGATGCAACATCAAGATCCTCTTCTCAATATACACTAACTGTAAAAACTGTATCAGGTACAGGTGTTGCAATTCCAATAGGTGCAAAAATGGTATTGTACTCTGATGGTTCAAACATAAGTTCAGGACCAATTACAAAAGGTTATCACACAACAACAGCTGCATACACTGCAGTTGCAGGTGATCAAATTTTAGTGAACACTACAAGTTCAGCGATTACAATTACACTACCGGCTTCTCCAGCTGTAGGTGATGAAGTTACTTTTATTGATGCAAGAGGAACTTTTAATTCAAATAATTTAACTATAAACAGAAATAGTCAACCTATAAATTCAGGAACATCAAACCTAGTTTTAAATACAAATGGCCAAGCAATTACTTTAGTTTATGTAGATGCTACTAGAGGTTGGGCATTTAAAACAAATACTGCGTAAGGAGCTTACAAGATGGCTCTTGTTGATTTTAAAATACGACCAGGTATAGACAAACAAAACACAACTGCTGGTGCGGAAAATAGATGGATAGATTCCGACAATGTTAGATTTAGATATGGTCTACCAGAAAAAGTAGGTGGTTGGCAATCTCCAATAAAAAAATCTATTGTAGGCGTTGCAAGAGCAATGCATGCTTTCGTTGATTTAACAGGTAAAAGATATATTGCAATTGGCACAGATAAATTTTTATTTATTTATTACGATGGTGAACTTTTTGATATTACACCTTTAAGTGGAGCTTTAGGTTCAACAACTATTACAACTGTTTCTGGTTCACCTTTAGTTACTTTAACTTCTAATAATCATGGAGTAGAAGCAGGTGATATAATTTCTTTATCTTCAACAACTTTACCAAGTGGTACAGGTTTTTCTGCATCTGATTTTGATGACAAACTATTTCAAGTAACAACTGTTGTAGATGCAAACAATTTTAAAATAACACAAAGCAGCAACGCTTCAGGTAACGCAGGTCCAGGAGGCAGTGTTACGGTTACACCATATGCAAAAGTTGGTCCGCAAACTCAAACACAGGGTTATGGTTGGGGTATAGGTACGTGGGGCGCAAGCACTTGGGGTACGACTAAAACATCAAGTGACGTTATTTTAGAACCAGGCCTCTGGAGTCTTGATAATTTTGGTCAAGTGTTAATTGCAACTGTTGCAAATGGATCTACGTTTACTTGGAATGCAGGTGCAACTACTCCTACATCAGTTAGAGCATCTATATCTACATCAGGTTTTACAACAACAAACAACCCAGCTATATCCAGATTTACAATGGTATCACCAACAACAAGACACTTAGTTCATTTTGGAAGTATTATACCCACACCTGTTGGATCACCACCAAATGAACAAGACAATATGGCTGTAGTTTTTTCTGATCAAGAAGACATCAACACTTATCTACCTACTTCTACAAATACAGCTGGTAATCAAAGATTACAGGATGGAACAAAGATAATGGCAGCCATAAGAGCAAAAGAGTCTATGTTGGTTTGGACAGACAACGCTCTTTACGTTATGAGACATGTAGGTGCGCCGTTTACTTTTGGTTTTGAACAAGTGGGAACCAATTGTGGATTGATAGGTAAAAATGCGGTTATAGAAATTGATGGTGTAGCTTTTTGGATGTCTCCAAAAGGATTTTTTGCTTTTGATGGTACAGTTAGATCTCTACCTTGTAGCGTTGAGGATCATGTATACGATAATATTGATACGACAAAGGGTCAACAAATTTGTGCAGGTATAAATAATTTATATACAGAAATAACTTGGTGGTATCCTTCTTCTGGATCTGATCATAATAATAAATATGTAACATATAATTATGCTGAAAAAGTTTGGTATACAGGAACAGAAGCAAGAACATCTTGGATTGATGCAGAAGTATATCCTAAACCATTTGGAACTAAATTTACAAGTACAGGAACAGGAACTTTTCCTACTGTAGTGGGTGAGTCTGGATTAGGTAAAACACAATTATTTGAACATGAAGTAGGAACAGATCAAGTTGATGAAACAGGAACTGTAACAATTATTACATCATTTATAAAATCATTTGATTTTGATCTTCAACAAAGACAAAGTCCCTTATCTAATCAACCGTTGTCACTTGGTATAGTGGGCGAAGTATTTGTTGCTGTAAGACGTTTTGTGCCTGACTTTGAAACAATATTAGGTAATGCTAAAGTTACGTTAGGAATTAAAAGATATCCGCAACAATCTGACAGTTCTAGTGGCCTTAGTCCCTTTACAATCACTTCTTCAACTGATAAAAAAGACACAAGAGCAAGGGGTCGTTTTGTAAACGTCAAAATAGAAAATGACGCTGTAAACGAATCTTGGCGTTTTGGTACGTTTAGATTAGATATACAACCAGATGGAAAAAGATAATGGCTAGAAGCAATTTATATAAAAATTATTATCAATCATTTATGAATGAAAACATGAATCCTTTATATAGAAGGTATTTAGAATATTTATCTTCAGATCTACCTGACGTATCTGATATTGGTGGATTTATTGATGTTCCAACAACAGCCGAAAGAGAGGGATTAGAATCCTTATTAGATACAACAGAAGATGTAAGAACACCCCTTGGACCTATGGCACCTATGAATCAACAACGTGAAGGTGGTGGTGGGCCTAGAGGTATAGGTGTATTTGGTAATTTAGATAAAGATAGTCTTAAATATTTTAAAGATAAATCCGGAAATATTATAAAAGGATACAGAAATATAAACTCAGGTTTATTTCAAACAGAAGACGGTCAAAATATAATAGGTCTAGATGAATATGAGTCTATTTCATCAGGATCTATAGATAGACCATATGGTGTTCCAGACATGATTGGTTCTTCAACAAGTCCAAGTGTTATTGCAGCAATAACAAATGTTCCTAGTTATGGACTAAGAAGTTTAAATAATCCATTTGAATTACAGGCAAAACAAATGTTTGCTAAAAATTTAGCAGAGAAAAAAGCCCAAGAAGAGGCTGAGATAAAAGCAAAAGAAGAAGCTGCACAAAGACTTGCAGAAGAAAAAGCAGTTGCTGATAGAGCACGAGAAAAAAATAGATCTGTCTATGAAAGTGCTGATAGAGACGGATTTACAAATGATCAAGGAGGTTTTAGTACTTCACGTGCAGACAAAGCTGGAACATCTGAAGGCAGTGGTCAATTTTCACCTTCTTCGAGTAGAGGAAGGTCAGGTTATTAATGGCAAAAATAGTAGTAAGAATACCTGAACCAAAAACAGAATACGATCAATCAACACAACAACAAATAAATAAAGCGTTACGATCAGTTGTAGATCAATTAAATTCTACTTTCCTACAAGAGTTAAATGAAAAATCAGATAGATACTCATGGTTTAAAGGAGGTGGAGATAACAAAGAAGGATGGGGGTTTTAATATGAAGTTCAATATAGATAAAAAAGAATATGATAGTGATAAACTATCAGACAAGGGTAAGTTAATCTTAGCTAGATTACAAAGTGTAAAAGCTAAAAAAGATCAACTAACTATTGATTTTAGTGAATTAAATGTAGTTGAAAAAAACTATTTAGATTTATTAAAAAAAGAGTTGCCCAAAGAAGAAGAAGAAAAGGCGAATGTCCAATAGATATAAAAATGCATTTTATACACCAACTGGTCCAAACACTGCGGACACTGTTTATACATGTCCAAATGAAACAACCACTATATTTCAAACGTTACAGCTTACAAATATAAGCGGCAGTAAAAACGTTACTGTAAGTATTACAGATACTTCAGCGTCTGCAACATTTGTAATAGCCTATGTAGAAATGACAGGGCCCTTAATTATTAACGTACTTAAGGGTTCTATTGTATTAGAAGCAGAGGATATCTTAAAGATTGAAACTACTGCTACATCTGGTATAAGTGGAACTGCGGCTTTGCTTGAAACTACAAGGGTATATATAGCGGATACAGGATTATCATAATGTTTAAAGAACCAGCATCAGTAAGATATGAAACAATAAATGGTAAAAAAGTACCTGTTGTTGAGTGCGAAACTGAGGTAATATTACGTAATAAAAATACAAATTACGAATACTCTTCTGATCAAGAGGCAGAGGACGATATCGCAGATCCAAATTCTCCGACAAAAAGAGAATACATTACAAGATCTTTAAAAATTAAAGTGGCAGCGATGCCACCATTAG